TGACGATGTAGACACCCAGCAGGAAGATCACGACTGGGATGGCACGCGCTACGCCGTCCTGCACTCACCGCCGAAGAAAGTCGGCAAAGTCACCAATCTGAGGCTCTAACCCCATGCCTGATATTTCAACACCCAATCTGGACTATGGGAACATGGTGCAGGCGTGGGACATCAACGACGCCCTGATGGGCGGCACGCTGTATATGCGCCAGCTTGGCGAAGCTTATCTCCCGCGCTGGCCGAAAGAGGACAAAGAGGATTACCAAAAGCGCCTAGCTGTGGCCACGCTGCTGCCGGCGTACGAAGAAACCATCAACCAGAATGTGGGCCGCGTTTTTGCTGAGCCAATCCAGCTTGGTGAGAACGTCCCAGACCGGCTGCGCGAGTTTGCGAAGGATGTGGATCTGGAAGGCAGTCGCCTCGATGTGTGGGCGCAGGCGTTCTTCAGCCTGGCGATGCAGTATGGCCTCTCTCATGCGCTGGTGGACTATCCCCGCGTAGACGCCGAGCAGGTGAAGACCAAGGCGGACGAGAAAGCCACTGGCGCGCGACCATACGTCACCATGCTCAATCCCCGCCAGGTGATTGGCTGGAAGTCGAAGATGGTCGGCGGCAAGGTTCAGCTCACAGCACTACGCATCAAAGAGGTGGTGGTCGAAGATGGCGACGACTTCGGGCAGACCAAGGTTGAGCAGATCCGACTGCTGACGCCCGGCAGAGTTGAGATTTATCGCAAGGCCACTGGCGACAATGCCCAGGCTAACTGGACGCTGCACGAAGAGTGGGAAACCTCCCGCAGGGATATCACCCTGATCACGCTCTACACCAAACGCACAGGCTTTATGTGTGGCTCACCGCCGCTGCTTAACATGGCTCTGCTGAACGTCAAGCACTGGCAGAGCCAGAGCGAACAGGACAACATCCTGCACGTAGCGCGCGTTCCGTTGCTAACGGTATTCGGTCTAGAGGCTGGGCAGGAACTGGTAATTGGTTCTTCGTCTGCAACACAGTTCTCTGACCGTCAAACGCAGGGACTCGAATATGTCGAGCACACCGGCACTTCAATCGCATCGGGTAAAGAGTCGCTGACCGACCTCGTGGAGCAGATGCGCCAGGCGGGCGCTAAGTTGCTGCGGACTGATAACACCTCTACGAAATCTGTAGACCAGACGTCTGAAGAGAAGATGCAGGAGCAGTCGCCGCTCTACACAATGGCGACTAGCCTGGAAGATGCGATCGACAACATCCTGCAAATCATGGCTGAGTACATCGGTGAGGCAGAGGGTGGCAACGTCGATGTCCGTACTGAGCTGGACGTTGAGTCGAAAGAGTTCAACCCTCCGGCGGCGCTGGCCATCCAGTCGCTGCGCCAGGGCGGTGATATTCGTCGTGTTGACGCGATTAAATCCCTCCAGAAGCTGAACATCATCGATGCTGATGCGGATCCAGACGTAGTTCTGAATGAGTTACTGGCTGAGTCGGCCTCACTGACCGAACCGCCACCAGGCGAGGTGTGATATGGCGCGCACCGTCAATGACAGGCTCCAGGATGAAACCATAGCGCATGGCCTGTATGTTACGCGCTACGGTACTGGCGTTGCCCGGCGAATGGTGTCACTGCTTAACAAAATGGATGCTGACCTGGCTGCCAAACTGCTGGTGCTGTTGGACGGCAAGCGCGCTGATACCTACAGCGCCCGCCGCCTGGCCTCGCTACTGGCCGGTGTGCGTGACCTCAACCAGCAGGCCTATGAACCGGTTAATGCCGCGCTGGCGCGCGAACTGACGCGCTACGTTGAGTATGAGGCCGGGTATCAACTGGACCTGTTCAGCAGCATCATTCCGAAGCAGATTATCCAGCATGTTCCGCTCCAGAGCATTGCACCTGAGCAGGTTTACTCTGCGGCAGTGGCGCAGCCCTTCCAGGGGCGCTTGCTGAAGGAGTGGGGCCAGAAGCTTGAAGCTGACCGGCTGGACAAAATCACCAATGCCGTTCGCTCTGGTTTTCTCCAGGGTGAAACGGTAGAGCAGATTGTTAAGCGCGTTGCCGGTACGCCGAAACTCAACCGCGAGGATGGGGTGATCAACGCCTCCAGGCGTGACCTGGCTGTGGTGACCCGTACCGCGGTGAATCATATGGCCGCCACGGCGCGCCAGGAGTTCGCTCAGGCCAATAGCGATATCGTGAAGGCCAAGCAGTGGTCATCAACCCTCGATACCCATACCAGCCAGTGGTGCATCATTCGCGACCGCAAACTCTACACGCTCGATGGCAAGCCGCTGGGGCACGTTGTTCCGTACCTGCGGGGACCGGGCAAAATCCACTTCTGCTGTCGTTCAGGCGAAATACTGATTACCAAATCCTGGGAAGAGCTGATGATTGCGCCCAGCGCGCTGAGTAGCGCCACGCGCGCCTCAATGGATGGTCAGGTGCCAGCGCATACCAGTTATGCCGATTGGCTTACCAGGCAGCCGTACGCACGTCAGGAGCAGGTGCTGGGCGTTACCCGCGCCATGATGCTGCGTGACGGCAAAATCACGGTGCCGGAGATGTTTAACGATGCCGGGGATTTCCTGACCCTGGACGAACTGCGCCGCGTGGATGCGTCGGCGTTCCAGTAGCACAAACCTCATCAACATCAGGCTGCCTTCGGGTGGCCTTTTTTATGCCTGCCGCTGAGCGGATGCGACGCGGTGACCGGGTCGGATGACCTATTACCAATGGCCGGAAGGCTGGAGCAAAACAATGAAACTCAAACTCGATGCTAACGGCAATGTGGTCGTTGAAAACGGTATGCCGGTTTACACCCATGATGACGGCAAAGAAATCCCGTTCGACGCAGCCGCAGCGATGACCAAAATCACCTCCCTGAACGGTGAAGCTAAAACTCACCGTGAAGCGAAGGAGGCGGCGGAAGCCAGTCTCGCGAAATTCTCTGGCATCACCGATCCTACCAAGGCGCTCGAAGCCCTGGAGATGATGACCAAAATCGACCAGAAGAAACTGATCGACGCTGGTGCCGTTGACCAGGTTAAGGCTGAGATCACCAAGGTTTACCAGCAGCAACTGGACGAAGCGAACGGCAAAACCAAGCAGCTGGAAACCCAGCTCTACGACGAGATGATCGGCGGCCGCTTCGGTGGTTCGAAGTTCATCTCCGAGAAGATGGCGATCCCGGCTGAGTTCGTGCGTTCCCACTTCGGTCAGAACTTCAAAATCGAAGACGGCAAAGTCGTGGCGTACGACGGGCAGGGCAACAAGGTGTTCTCCCGCACCAAGCCTGGCGAGCTGGCCAGCTTCGATGAAGCGCTGGAATCTCTGGTCGAGTTGCATCCGCAGAAAGACTACATCCTCAAAGCGTCCGGCAACAGCGGCGGTGGTTCTCACCAGTCGCAGCATCAGGCCGGGCAGAAAACCATGAAACGCGATGCGTTTGATTCCCTGGACGCTGCTGGTAAGCAATCAGCACTGAAAGATGGCGTCAGCATCGTCGATTAAATCGAAAGGAGCCATAAATGGCAGGCAATACCCTAACTGGTCTGATCCCGACCATCTATACCGCGCTGGATGTAGTGTCCCGCGAGCAAACTGGTTTTATTCCTGCGGTGGCGCGTGACGCTAAAGCAGATGCAGCTGCCAAAGACCAGACCGTGCGTGCACCAGTTGCGCCTCCGGCCACCACTGAAGATATCGTTCCAGGGCCGTCTGCACCTAATTCTGGTGATCAGACTATCGGCGGTGTGGATGTAAAAATCACCAAATCCAAAATGGCTCCAGTGAAATGGAATGGTGAAGAGCAGCTGGCGCTTGGCCCAGCAGGAACCTACAACACCATCCTGGCAGATCAGTTCAAACAGGCTTTTCGTGCTCTTGCCAACGAAGTGGATGCTGATCTGGCCGCGCTGTATTTCAACTCCTCGCGCGCAGTTGGTACGCCGAAGGATACCCCGTTCAGCGTTAAAGACGATTTGTCTGATGCTGCGCTGGCACGCCAAATCCTGACCGATAACGGCGCGCCAACCACCGACCTGCGCATGGTGCTTGGCGGCGAAGCGATGGCATCCATTCGTGGTAAGCAGTCCGTATTGTTCAAAGCGAACGAGGCGGGCACTGACCAACTGCTGCGTGAAGGTGTTATCGGTCGCATCATGGGCTTCAACCTCCATGAGTCCTTCAGCATTAAGCGCACCGCGAAAAGCACCGCGGCTGGTTACAAGGTCAACGGTGCCAAGAAAGAGGGCGATATCATCGTTGCTATCTCGGCGGGCACCGGCGGCATTGCTGCGGGCACTGCTGTGAAGTTTGATGGTGATGACAACCAGTACCTGGTTGTGGCAGCAACGTCTTCCAGCATTACCATCAGCGCACCAGGCCTCCGTCAGGATCTGGCTGACCAGGCCGCCGTCACTGTGCTCAGCGAGTTTACGCCGAACATGGCGTTTGACCGCGGTGCATTCCTGCTGGCGAGTCGCACCCCTGCGATGCCTGAAGGTGGCGATACTGCTGATGACGTCATGAACGTGACCGATCCGGCATCAGGCATCACTTTCCAGGTTGCTCTGTACCGTCAGTACCGTCAGGTGCGTTACGAGGTCGGTCTGGCGTGGGGTGTGGCCGCCGTGGCGCCGCGCCATTCCGCCATCATCATGGGCTAACCACAGGGGCTTCGGCCCCTTTGTTTTTCAGGAGGCCCAATGGCCGGATTGACCAGAGAGCAGCGCGCACAGCGCGAGGCTGAAAAGCTTGCGGCGCAGAACGGCACTGAACATGCTCCTGCCCAGCAGGAACAGCAGCAGGAACAGCAGCAGGAACAGCAGCAGGAACAGCAGCAGGAACAGCAGCAGGAACAGCAGCAGGAACAGCAGCAGGAACAGCAGCAGGAACAGCCAGGCATTGAACTGGTGGTCATGGTGCGTGATATCCCTGAGTTCCCCGGCGGCCCGTTGAGCGCTGATGTTCATCCTGACGAAGTTGACAACTGGCTGGCGCTGGACTGGCGTCTGGAGGAATAACCATGCTGGTGGCCGATCCTCATTCGCCAGACTTTAACACCTACGCCAGCGTTGTTGACCTGCGCGCGTTCGCGGCGGGGCGCGGATATACCGTACCTGCCGATGATGGTGAGTGCGGCCAGATGCTGATGCAGGCGATGGACTATCTGGAAGGGCAGCAATGGCGCGGCCAGCGCTCCAGCGCAACTCAGTCGCTGTCGTGGCCTCGCTCTGGCGTGCGATTCGATGGCGTTGACCTGCTGGATGATGCTATCCCACAACGGCTGGTTGATGCGCAGTGCCGCCTGGCTATCGAGTCGCAGGAGATTGACTTAACGCCTTCGGTTGCTGGTGGCGGCGCGGTGACGATGGAGCGCGTCGAGGGGGTAATAACCGTTCAGTATGAGGCGGGCACGAACAAGGCTGCGCCGTCGTTCCCCTGGTTCTATTCCTCGCTGCGCGAGCTGGTGGTGGGTGGCAATCAAATCCGTATCGAAAGGGGCTGATATGGCAATCAACTACCTCCGTATGCGAGCTACCGCAACCCGACTGCTAACCGAAAACGGCAAAACCTACCAACTGACCCGCGGCGGCAGCATCACCCGCGATCAGTTCGGTAAAGAGGTCACCATCCCAGCCATTACCGCGACCGTCACTGGCGTTATCACCGAATACTCCTCCCGCGAAATTGATGGCTCCCTGATCGCCACCGGCGATAAGAAGCTGGCGACCACGTTCGAAACGGAAGTGCGTATTGATGACCGCATCGAAATCGACGGCAAGAAATGGCGCGTGGTGCAACCGAACCCGGTTAAGCCTGCTGACGTGCTTATCTCCTACAACATCCAACTGAGGGCGTGAGTATGGCCAGCACAGCTAATCAGCCGTTCCTGGCTGCCATTCAGTTATTCGTGGATAGTTCTAAGCAGGAAATGGACGAGGTTGTGCGCCGGACGGGTATCAAAATACTGGGCCGCCTGGTTGAGATGTCCCCCGTGGGTCAGCCTGAAACGTGGGAAGTGAATCAGACGGCGTCAGCCTATAACACTGCCGTTCGTGAGCATAACGCAGCGCTTCGCGATGACCCAGCAAACGTGACGAAGTCCGGGCGCCTTAAACGCGGGCTGCGAGTGAACGACTCGATGGACATCAAAAAGCCTGACGGCTATGTCGGCGGGCGCTTCAAGAACAACTGGTATGTGGGCTTTGATAGCCAGCCGACCCAATCCAACGATACACCTGATGCCTCCGGCCAGGGTTCCAACTCCCGCGGTCTGGCGGTGCTCGAGGTGTTCCGGGTAGGCCAGGTCAGCTCGATTTTCTTCACCAATAATCTGCCATATGCAGCAGCACTGGAGAACGGGCATTCCGGCCAGGCACCCGGCGGCATGGTGGGTATCACTGCGCTGGATGCTGCGCAGTTGTTCCGTGAGGCAATGAGCGAGGTGCGCAATGGCCAGTGACCAGTCAATGCGAATTGCTGAACTACTGGAGAGCCGCATTGCGGTTATCTGCTCTTCTCTCGGGCTGCCAGTAGCCTGGCCGAATATACCGTTCACTCCCCCGGATAGCTCACCATACGGGCGTGCTTATGTTCTGCCGGCGCAGACGGTGGGGCAAGACCTGGGTGGTCAATTGCGAACCTATCAGGGCATCCTGCAGTTCAACGTCATTGATCCCGCAGGTGGCGGCGTCACTCAGGCCAGGGGGCTGGCAAAGTCTGTCGCTGATGCGTTTCCGGAGGGACTTCCGCTGGTGGATGGTGACCTGACGGTCTACATCAACGGGCCGCCACAGATTCGCTCACCAATACAGGATCGCCCGACCTCTGCACCAAACGGCAGTAGTGGCTCCATCACCTATACCATCCCCATCAGTATGCAATATCGCGCTGATTACTGACCCGCCGCCCGGCGGGTTTTTTATTACCTAAATTCAGGAGAATGCAATGGCATTCGCAATCCCTAACGGGTCGCGTGTAAACGTGGCCAAGGCCTATCTGGCCGCAATTACCTTTACTGCGGCATCCAATGCGACGGAATGCGAACTGACCGTTGCCTCGGCTGCCGGCATTCTGGCTGGCGATGTTGTCCAGGTTAACTCTGGCTGGCTGAAGCTCGACAACATGGTGCTTCGCGTGAAGTCGGTCACCGGTACCAAAATCGTGCTGGAAGCGTTCGATACCACCGATACCAATAAATTCCCAGCTGGTACTGGCGCGGGCACGCTTCGCAAAATTGATTCGTGGATCACCATGCCACAGGTCATGACCTTATCCACTGAAGGTGGCGACCAGCAGACCATCAGCGTGCAGTTCCTGGAAGATGATAAGGCTCGTACTATCCCGACGTTTAAAAACGCGGTCGTTCAGGTCTATACCTTCGCTCACGATCCGTTGCTTGCCATCTACAAACGACTCATTGAACTGGATGAGTCAAGCGATACGACGGCAATCTGGTTCCACAACCAGCGCGGTAAGGCTGACCGTTACTATTCTGCGAAAGTCTCATTCCAGAAGGTTCCAAAGACTGAAATCAACGCCGTAGAAAGCAACGAAGCGCGCATGAACTTCGAATCGGATATGCAGATTTACCCGATCGCTGACTCTTCCGCTGTGCCACTGGCGTTCCTGACAGACCTGCTGGCAACCAAGTCTGTTGCCTCTGGCTCACCTCTGGATCTGGCTGTTGTCATGCAGGGTGGTTCAGCGCCTTACACCTACGTATGGAAGAAAGGCGGTACCGCCATTCCGGGCAAAACCGCTTCGACGCTCAACATCCCGACCACCTCATCCACTGATGCTGGCGTTTACACCTGCGAAGTTACCGATGCCGCAGGCAAGACCCTAACGTCGGCTGCATGCACCGTTACTGTCAGCTAACCAATCGGGCCCGGTTCGCCGGGCTTTTTCGCAATGAGTACCGCTGGCTAATTTTCTGTATTCGCATTGCCCATCTTTTCAAACTGCGCCTTCACACGCGCTCTCTAACCAAGAACCTTTCAGAAAGCGTTCCTGAGAACTGCCGTTAGTGCCGGTGGGCCTCTTGGGGCGGCTTTTCTGTGTGAACAGGTTCGCTTTTTAAAAGGTACACACCATGAATAACCCAACCGTCTCAGTGAATGGGGTCTCCGTCCGCGTTGATGACGAAGGCCGGTACAGTCTTAACGATCTTCATGCGGCAGCGGTAGCTAACGGAGAGGCTACTGAGTCACAAAGGCCCAGCGTCTTCCTGCGTAGCGCGCAGATCAAACGCTTCGTTAAAGCGCTAAAATCCAAAGCACTAAAAAGTGCTTCGGAACAAAATCAACCACTTAAGGTTATAAAAGGCGGTGATCAAAGTGGTGCATGGGGCATTGAACTTCTGGCAATTCGCTATGCCGCCTGGATAAAACCAGAGTTTGAGATTGAAGTGTACGAAGTATTTAGAACAGTGGTGCGTCTGGGTATTAGTGCCATGTCGCGCCTGAACAAAATCGACCACATCATCAACACTGAAACCAAAGCAATTAGCCAGTGTGCAAGTCAGATGGCTAAGTGGGGTATTAGTGGGCGCAAACAACTCCTGCATTCAGTCCGGGAGCGTGCTGCTGACGAAGTCCAGATGTATCTGCCCGGCATTAACTAATACCCGCTCCGGCGGGTTTCTTTTTTTCTAAGGAACCGAAATGACCCAATTCTCCCTGATCCCAAACCCAACCTTCTCCGCAACTGCCAGCATCCCGCGCGCCGGTACCGAAGACGGCAAGCTTACATTCACCTTCCGCCATAAGACGCTGGAAGAGCTGCGCGCGATGGACGAGAAACTGCAAAAGGATGCAGCAAGCAAGAAAGCTGCTATTGAGCCACAGGCCGATTACCTGATGGAAATCGTCGATGGCTGGGCGCTGCCGGATGAACTCACCCGCGATAACGTGATCGTCCTGCTGAAGAACTACCCTCGCGCGTTTGACAGCATCGGCCTGGCTTACACCAAGGAACTCATGGGCATCCGCGAAAAAAACTAAGGCAGGTCGCCGCAGCGATGTATACGCCGGGGCCGACTCTTGCGGAGTTGAGCGCTTTTGGTTTAACGCCTGAGGACGTAGAGGAAGAGGTGGGGATTCTGCCGTCGGTATGGAAAGCTTTCACCATTTTCTCCACGCTGGCGACCCAATGGCGCGTTGGCGCGAGCGGGGCGACCGGCCTTGATTACAACGTACTCCCCTGGATGTTTGAGTTACACGGGGTTGAGGATGCGGCGGCCTGTATGGCTGACCTTCAAATCATGGAAAGCGAGGCACTTAAGGTAATGCATAAGGAGACGAAATAATGTCAGACCAAATCGCCTCGATTACTTTGAGGGCTGATGTTGCCGACCTGAAAACAGCCAGCAATGAATTGGATAAATTAGGTCAGGCAGCTGCCGGAGCAGTAGAAAAAGCCGATGACCTGAATAGTGTATTCCGTGCTGGCGCTGAATCTGCGAAACAGGGCAGTGAAGGAATTAAGGAACAGCAGAACGCGCTCAGGGGGCTGCTGGAGAATATTGACCCGGTAAACAAGGCGCTTAACCGCCTTGATGAGCAGCAGGCGGCACTGCGAAACTTTCAGGCCAAAGGTTTCCTGGATACCGAGACCTTTCAGGCTTACAACAAAATACTGGACGACACTCGCCTAAAGCTGACCGACACTGGCGAAGCGGCGGCGAAAGCGCAGGCAGAACTGGCCGCCACCCAAGCGGCAGAGAAGCAGTCCACAGCACTGAAAAACCTGCTGGGCTCAATCGACCCGACGATTCGGGCATTTAACTCGCTGGATGAGCAGCATGCTCAGCTGGTGGCGCACTTTGAGTCAGGGCGCATCAATAGCGCTCAATTCGAGCACTTCAACACCATCCTGAACCAGACACGTGAGCGACTCACCGGCGTGGCTGATGTTCTGCCTGAGGCGTTATCGCGGCAGGAAGCCGCAGCACGCCGTGCCGGTATCTCCGTGGGCCAGTACAGCGCCGCGATGCGCACGCTTCCGGCACAGTTCACCGATATAGCCACGCAGCTGGCTGGTGGTCAGTCTCCGTTCCTGATCCTGCTCCAGCAGGGTGGGCAGATTAAAGACCAGTTTGGCGGGGTGGGTGGCGCAATTTCCGGTGTCGGTACTTATTTGCATGGGCTGCTTGGTTTGCTCAATCCTGTCACCATCGGCATTGGTGCTTTGGTTGTTGGAGCTGGTGCGCTGGCGACCGCTTGGTATCAAGGAGCGCAGGAGGCGACCGAGTTTAACAAGCAGCTTATCCTGACCGGTAATTACTCGGCACAGTCAGCGGTCCAACTCTCTGACATGGCGCAGAAGATTGGTGGTTCAAGCGGCAGGGTTGCGGAAGCGGCGCGTACGCTGTCTCAGGTTGTTGGCGCTGGCACATTTAAAACCGACCAACTCGAAGCTGTAACCCGCGCCGCCATGGCTATGCAGGATGCGACCGGTCAGTCAGTTGATGCCACAATTAAGAACTTCCAGAAGCTTTACGATAGCCCGACTAAAGCGTCGGAAGATCTGAACTCAACGCTTCACTTCCTCACCTCGGCGCAGTATGACTACATTGCGTCACTGGAACGGCGTGGAGATAAAGAGGGGGCAGCGGCGGCGGCGGCCAAGGCATACGGCGATGCCGAGCAAAAACGAAGTCAGCAGATCCTCAATAACATGGGGTTGATTGAACGCGCCGCCAAAGCCACCGGTAATGCCATTAAGGGAATGTGGGATAGCCTGCTGGATATCGGACGCCCAGAAGCGCCTGAAAACATGCTCAAAACGATGCAGGCCAAGCTTGCAGAGACGGAGAAAGCATTGCTTCCTGAGCGCCAGCGGATGGGGTATGGCTATAGTTACGATACCAGTAACAGCGATCAGGAATATGACGCCCGTCGCAAAGCGCAACTGGCCGCAATATCATCTCTGAAGGAGCAAATCGCCGCTCAGCAGCAGATAGTTAAGCATCAGGAGGATATAGCTTCAGCAGCTAACTCCACTCAGGAGGCCGACGATAAGCGTACTAACGCGCTTATTTATCAGAACCGTATTCTTGAGCAGTCCATGACGTGGCAAGAGAAGCGCAGCCGGGCGCTATCTGAGCTATGGAAAAATGTTGCTATAGCGCCTGATAAGTGGAGCGATCAGCAGCGGCAGCAGGCCGTGGATGCCATTAATAAGCAGTTTCATCCGGACAAAACGCCCAAGACTCCAGCCGTTAAGGTTTCAGCCGGTGATCGCTCAACCGACACCTACAATGCTGAGGCTCTAGCTCTGCAAGCTCAGCTCAAAACGTTGCAGGATCATCGTGACATTAACGATGTAATCAGCCAGCAGCGTAAGCAGCAGTGGGAGTTAATCTCAAAAATCACCATCCTCGAGTCCACCGCTAACGATCCGAAAGGGCGTGCGTTAACGCTCGATGAAAAATCGTTGCTGGCGAACAGAGAGAAGCTGCTAGCTCAAGCAGATATTAATGCCGGGCTGGGTGATCAAATTGCGAAGCAGCAGAAGCTGAACTCTCTGGCTGACCAGGCGACTAAGTTTGCACAGCAGCAGTCTGCTAAGCAGGCGGAAATTGCTGCGGCAGCTAAAGGATTGTCCACCCGGGAGGCAGAAAGAGAGGCGACGCGCCAGCGGTTGACTGAATCCTATGCCTTTAACCCTAACGCCCAGAAAAAGGTTCTCGCAGAGCAGGAGGAAACTTACCGGAAAGAAGATGAGCTTCGCAGCGACTGGCAGGCTGGAGCAAAGCGTGGCTGGGCCGACTATGCCGACTCAGCAACAAACACGTTTGAAGCTATGCGAAATGTGGCTGGCTCTACGTTCAGTGGTCTATCCGATATGCTGACTGATCTGGTTACAACTGGCACGGCAAGCTTCAAAGATTTTACAAAGTCCATGTTGAAGATGATTGTGCAGGTAACGAATCAGTTACTTGTGGCATATGCCGTTCAGGCAGCGATGGGGTGGATTAGCGGCGGCGCAGCACCATCCTCGGGAGCAGGGCAATCCTTCGCAGTTCCATCCTTTGCACCAAATGCCAAAGGTGGCGTGTACGAGTCGCAGGGGCTGCACAGCTATGTGAATGGTGTCTACGATTCACCTCAATACTTTGCATTCCAGGGCGCTGCCCGATTTGCCAAAGGTGGTGTTTTCGGTGAGGCGGGGCCTGAGGCCATCATGCCACTGGCGAGAGATTCTGCCGGTAGGTTAGGTGTCAAAGCGCAAGGCGGAGGAGGTGTAGGGCATCAAATCAATGTCGATATTTACGTGGATAATAAAGGTAACGCCACAACAAATACCAGTGGTGGCGGTGATGCCGCTGCAAGGGCGCTGGCCGACACTATCAAGCAATATGTCACTGAGGGAATTGTTAAGGCTGTTAAAGATGGTGGAGTTATCAGCCAAAGTTTCGCAAAAAAATAGCTTCACACAATTCTGGTTACATACCTGACTCCCCTAGTTATCATATGCAAAACCACGATAATCAAGGGGATGATAGTGAAAAAATTGCTATTGGTGGGGATTGCTTGTTTGCCACTTACCGGGTGCTTTGGAGAATACAGTGAAGCCATAAATTATGGGGAGTCACAAATCAAGCAGTCATTGAAAGATCCAGATAGCGCAAAATTCAACGATGTATGGTTTTCACCAGATGCGAATAATGGCAATCCTAGAATCAGCGGCTATGTCTGTGGCGGGGTTAACGCTAAAAATTCATTTGGCGGCTACGCTGGAGAAAGGCCGTTCTTTATTTACGTAGTTCAGCTTGAGTCTGGTTATTTCAGTGGCAACCTCGGGATCATCCAAAGCGATGACGAAAAATCCATGAAAAGATTTGAACAATTTTGCAAGAGATAGCTCACGCCAACATCAAGCCTCGCATACGCGGGGCTTTTTGGTCTACAGTCGATTGAGATCAATGAATCAGCATTTGCCGTTGCGCCTGCGCTATCTCCTGATAGGATTAATCTTATCTTTTACTAATGGGGATAGGGATGTGAAGAAAACTCTTGTCGTTCTATTGGTGTCACTTTTCTCGCTAACAGCAATGGTGCAAACAAACCATGCTCAGGTAAGAAAGGTGGAATATCGCATTGCTCGGGTGAAAAGTTTGTTTGTAATGATGGAACTATCAGCAAGTCTAAGAAGGTTTGCCAGAAATAGCTGTTTATGAATGGCTCCCAATATCAAATTCAAACCCGCTCCGGCGGGTTTTTTTATGGAGAAAATATGGCAGTTGAAACCTATAACTGGTTCTCCCAACTCGGCGCTGGGCCTATTGAATATAGCCAGTCGGTACGAACGGCGCAGTTTGGTGATGGCTACGAGCAGGCGGCTGATAATGGCATCAACTCCACGGCGATCCAGGTGCCGATGAAACATACCGGCACTGAGGCGGAGGTTAACGCATTACGTGCATTTCTCCTGGGTCACACCGTGAAGGCCTTTATCATCACGCCCCCGGGCGAAGATAAGGGTCTATACCGCGTTGTCGCCGACTCAGTGCGTAAAAACCAGATCAGCAGTAAATTCGCTGAGCTGACGTTCACCATCAAACGGGCTTACGGAGTGTATGCATAATGGCATTAGTTGATCAGGCGGCGATGCTGGCACCGGGTGGCAGAGTACGCCTGGTTGAAGTTGACGCTTCAGAGTTCAGTGGCGGTATTCACCGTTTCCACTACGCACCTTTCCCCCATACACCGGAAGAGATCGACGCTGCCAATGGTGATGAAGAAAAGCTCGGACCAAAGCCAATTATTTGGGACGGAAAGACCTTCGATTTCTGGCCATTCCAGATTTCTGACCTCGCAATCTCAACCGATCAGGCCGCCGAGCCGAAACTTAGTGTCTCGAACCTTGACGGGCATATCACGGCGCTCTGCCTGCAGTTCAAGGACATGGTTAACGCGAAGGTAAGCATCATCGATACCTATGCCGTTTATCTGGACGCGGTGAACTTCCCGGGCGGCAAGAACTCGACAGCAGATTCGACGATGTTCACCCTCCAGACCTTCTGGCTGGACACCAAAACCTCAGAGGATGATGAGGTGGTTACGTGGTCGCTCAGCAGCCCGGCGGATTTGCAAAACCTGGTTATTCCGACCCGGCAGATGACATCACTCTGCGAGTGGGCGTTGCGCGGCCAATACCGTAGTGGAGACGGCTGCACCTACAACGGCACGGCCTACTTTGATGCCAAGGGCAACTCGGTTGCCGATCCTGCACTGGATGAATGCGGTGGCTGCCTCAGTGATTGCAGGAAGCGCTTTGGTGCTGGCCTGGCGGAGCCCAATACCGCGACTCTCGATTTTGGCGGATTTCCAGCAACGGTGCTTTTTTCCCGATAATCGGACATCAAAATGAACAAAACGATTATGAATGCCATCCGGGCGCAAGCGCTGGAGGAATCGCCGCGGGAGTGCTGCGGCCTCGTCATCCAGTCAGGGCGGCGTCAGCGTTATGTGCCGGCGCCAAACAGTCACGAAAACCCGACTGAACATTTCCGTATTGATGCTGAGCACTGGGCAAATGCCGAGGATGCAGGGACGATCATCCGCGTCATTCACTCACATCCGGGTGACGGCTCGCGGCCTATCCCGTCCGACCTCGATCGCCAGCAATGCAACCAGTCGGGGGTGGTGTGGGGCATCTACGCCCCGGATGCTGACGAGTATGCCGAAATCACGCCGGATGCCATCCCGCTTATCGGGCGTCCGTTCATTCTGGGCTCTCACGACTGCTGGGGGCTGGTCATGGACTGGCATGCCACTCAGGGCGTCACGCTGACTGATTTCCGGGTCGATTACCCGTGGTGGGAAAGCCAGTACCCGGACAACCTCTATTTCGATAACTGGGAGCGGGAAGGGTTTATCGAATGTGACCCCGCGCCAGGCTGCATGGTCATCATGCAGGTCGAATCAGGTAAGTGGAATCACGCTGGAGTCATCACCGAAGAAGGCGAACTGCTCCACCACCTTTACGGCCAGCCATCCTGCGTTACGCCGTATGCGCGCGGCTACTTCACAGACCGGACGATGATCTGCGTTCGCCATAAAGATTTACCACAGGAGATTCAGCCATGGCGCGTCTAACCACTATTCGCCTTTACGGCGCACTGGGTGCACGTTTTGGACGTGTGCATAAGCTGGCGGTGCAGACCTCAGCGGAGGCCGTGAAGGCGCTCTGCATCAACCTGGATGGGCTTGAAAGCTATCTGATGAACGCCAAAAAGAACGGCATGACGTTTGCAGTGTTCCGCGGTAAGCGCAACATTGGCGTGGATGATTTTAAAGAGCTTGCCGGTAATAGTGATATCCGTATTGCACCAATTATGGAAGGGGCAAAAAAGGCAGGAATATTCCAGACAATCCTTGGTGCTGTGATGCTGGTTGCTGGGGTGGTAATGACTGTTATATCTGGTGGAACGGCTTCTCCATTGGCGGCCAGTCTGATGGTCGCTGGTGGATCAATGATGGCGGGTGGCATATACCAGATGCTTTCCCCGCAACCCAAGGGCCTTCAGGGCCGCGATGATCCTGATAACAAACCCTCTTATGCGTTTGGCGGTTCGGTAAATACCCTGGCAATGGGCAACCCCGTCGCCATTCTTTACGGAGAAAGAGAAATCGGCGGCGCCATTATCAGCGCAGGGATCGTGGCAGAGGATATTTAACAGTTTCCCACTCATCACTTAGCACCCATTCGGGTGCTTTTTTTATGGATGCAATATGGCAACGATTACTGGTGCAAAGGGCGGCAGCCAGAAGCAACACACGCCCGTAGAACAGCCAGACTCAGCGCAGTCTATGGCGCGCTGTCGCATGCTTCTGGCGCTGGGTGAGGGGGAGTTTGCTGGCGGACTGGATGCCACTCGCATCTTCCTGGACGGCACACCATTGGGCAATGCTGATGGTTCTATGAATTTTGAGAGTGTGTCATGGGATTTCCGCCCTGGTACTCAGGTCCAGGAGCCAATCCCTGGCTTTCCAGCTGTCGAAAATGAAACCAGCATTGGGGTTCCGTTGACGAATGCTGCACCATGGACGCGAGCAATCAGCAACACGCAGATTGATGCAGTACTGGTGCGTGTCGGTATTACCGGGCTGCAGCAGCAGGAGAATGACGGCGATATTGTTGGGACGACAGTCAGGTACCATATCGACCTAGCCGTTGATGGTGGTGCGTACAGCACCGTAATGACCAAAACGGTCACGGAGAAGCTGAGTTCGCTTTATGAGCTAACGCACCGTATCAATTTACCTAAAGCCACAACCGGCTGGCAGATTCGCGTTGTTCGCGACACAGCCGACAGCACTAGCGCGATGCTGCAGAACAAAACCCAGGTGCAGGCCATCACTGAAGTCATAGATGCCCGTCTGCGGTATCCGCATACTGCGCTGCTGTATGTGTCGTTTAACGCCAAATCATTCAGCAATATCCCCAAAATTTCCTGCAAGCCAAAAGGGCGCGTCATTCGCATCCCGACAAACTATGACCCGGTTAACCGGACATACCTTGGCACCTGGGATGGGACATTCAAATGGGCATGGAGTAACAACCCTGCGTGGATCTGGTTTGATGTGCTGACTGAACCGCGTTTTGGCCTCGGGCGCCGGGTAACGGTGGACATGCTTGATAAGTGGGAACTTTACCGCATTGCACAGCGCTGCGACCAGTTGGTGCCAGATGGGAAAGGTGGCACAGGCACAGAGCCTCGCTTCATATTCGACGTGTACATTCAGGCGCAGGCCGATGCATGGCAGGTAATCAAGGATATAGCCGCAGGGTTCAACGGCATGACGTTCTGGGGCAACAACATGTTCAACGTTGTCTCCGATATGCCTGCCGACACGGCGAAGTTGCAGATCATGACTCGCGCATCCGTCGTGGGCAAACCTAGCTATTCCAGCGGCAGCGAGAAGAACCGCTATTCCAGCGCACTAGTCAACTTCAGCGACCCGGACAACCACTACCAGGACCGCACGACGGCGGTCATGTTTCCGGAACTGGTGAAGCAGTTCAAGTTCAAGCAGACGCAACTGACGGCCATCGGGTGCTCGCGGGAGAGCGAGGCTCAGCGTCGCGGCGGCTGGGCGGTGTACTCAAACTCTCTTGATCGCATCATTACGCTACAGACTGGCCTGGATGGATACATCTATGTGCCGGGAACCGTGTTCGCCTTTGCTGATGAGCGCATGTCTGGAAGAGTGTATGGCGGCCGTGTTGTTGCCTACGATGCTGCGCTGAGGGCGGTAACGACGGACCGCGGAACCAGTGCGGTAGCTGGTGATACGCTAATGATCCGCACGTTGGGTGGCATTGTTGAGAGTCGAGTTATTCAGACGGTCAACGGTGCGCAACTTATAGTGAGCACGCCTTTCACGGCACAACCACAGCCTAACGCCGTGTTCGTTATCGATGCCGGGCAGTTACGCCTGCAGTATTTCCGCGTGACCAATCTGGCGTTCAATGATGAGGAAAACACCTTCAGCATTACCGGCGCAGAGTACAACGCGTCGAAATATGATGCCGTTGATAACAATGCGCGCCTGGATACGCCGCCGATTAGCCTGATACCGACAGGCCTGGTCAGTCAGCCCACGAATATCGCGATTAGCAGTTACGACTCGGTTAGACAGGGCCAGCGTATTGCCACCATGGTGGCGACCTGGGATGCTCCACTGGACAAGAACGGGAAGCCACAGGCCGATATCGTTGCATATCAGGTGCAGTGGAAGCGGGACGATAATGAATGGATCAACGTCCCCGAAACCGGGCTGAGAAATATTGAAGTGCCAGATGTTTTTGAAGGTGATTATCTCGTGCGTGTTCGGGCCATTAACTCAGGTGGTGCATCCAGCCTATGGGCAACTTCAGCATTAACGCACCTTAATGGGCGAACTGGTGATGTACCGATCCCTGTTGGGCTGCGTACCACCGCTATCAATTGGGGCATTCAGCTTGACTGGTCTTTCCCCGCAGATAGTGGCGATACTCTTCAAACCGAACTGCAGTATTCAGTGAATAGCAATGGCGATAACCCGCTACTTCTTGCCGGTGTTCCTTACCCTCAACACACATATACCCAGTTAGGACTGAAAGCAGGGCAAGAATTCTGGTTCCGGGCGCGATTAGTTGACCGCATTGGCAATCAAAGTGACTGGACAAGTTGGATCAGGGGAATGGCCAACGATAATGCCGATGATTACCTGGGCGATATCGCCGGCGATTTCCTGACATCCAAAGACGGTGACGCGCTGACCAGTGCGATAGACCAGAACATCGAGGGCATTCTGCAAAATGCGCTGGCGAACAACGCCACCATCGATCACCAGTGGGCGCAGTACGGAGAAATTCGTGCGGATATTCTGATAGTCAAAACAACAATTGCCGACGTTGATAAAGCGATGGCCGAACTGTCTACCACCGTCCAGGCGCAAATCGAAGATGTGACAGCCACACTGGAAGATAAACTGACGGCGACCGTTGACGCTGATGGGGCCACTGCTATTCATACCCTTAAAGCGGGCATCAGGATTAATGGCGTGTACTACAGCGCCGGTATGAGCATAGCGGTACTGGCAGAGAACGGTAAACCGGTTGTCACCCGTATTGGATTTAATGCGAACCAGTTCGTATTAATGAGTGGTGAGGGGGATACGCAATATTCGCCATTTGCGGTAATTAACGGTCAGGTGTTTATCAGTAGCGCATTTATTCAGGATGCAAGTATCACAAGCGCGAAAATTGGCAACGCGGCAATCACTAACGCGAAAATTTCAGGGGCTCTTTGGTCAACTGGCTATAAGGTTGTTGATGAAGGAGGGTGGTGTTTATCTAAGGAAGATAACAACCTCTCATTCACCGGATCTAGTGGTCAGTTGTTGGTGCAGCTCGGGAAGATTACAGGAGTGGCCCCAAATGTCTGAGTATGGATTTAGTTGCTGGCTTGAGGATGGAACGCCGAATAACTACGGAATAAAGCCAGTTTCCGTATATGGTGCGCAACTATTGTCTAATGGGCAGAAATCGGGCTCATGGACAATTCCCCTGGCTGAAGGGTTGAAGCTGAATTACTACCATGTCGCGAACGCTTCCGAGACAAGTTCTGGCGGCCTTGGTTCTGGTCGGCGAAAAGTGACGATATCAGGTAACACAATAACGGTGAGTTCGGCGGGAGACTCTGAGTATGCTGCAAATACATATCAGGCCGCGAGAGCTTTCCTTGTGATAACTATTGAAAAGGGGTGATATGTCTTACGGGATATTATTAGCGACTTCATCTGGTGAAGTCTGGGTTAGTCCGGAAAGTATTCCTCTGGCGTTATATGCGAAAAAGAGTATCACTGTAACCAACTCAACTACGATTACCACTATTACTCAGACCTATGATGTTAATAGCCCAATAATCCCTTTTGTATACACCACAGGCGAGGGGGCACTATGGTCTGATATTGCGAACGGAGTCTGCACAATATCTTTGCGTAATGCCGCTGCAGGTACGCGGATGGATGTATATTTCTTTTCTATTTTCGCTCAGCCATTACCAGATTATGGTCTCGCAATCTGGGATGCTAACCGTGTCTGCATTTTAACTAATGAAACAAAGACATTATCCGACCTTGAAAAGGTAGGTGGGAGTGGTGCTGCATCTGATAATGGTATTAATAGCAGTGTCTTTAAGTCAGGTAAGTGGGGGTGTGTCCCTGAGTATCTTGGTATTGCCGTGGGAGTCATCAATGACCCACTCCCTAGACCATGGCAGTCTAATATCCGTGCGTTAGCTCGCAGAGAGGGCATGGGCACAAGGATTACTGCATATAGCGATGCAGGGTCATCAACGGGGGTCTCGGGACTTGGATTCACCAATGGACATGGAAACATAATTATTACACGAGTAGACGCATACGATTAAACGATCGATTTAAACGATCAATTACGCTTAAACGATCTATTAAATCAATTATCAATTAATTTAATTCGTTGCTATTTTCATTTTAATTAACCTCTATTTGGTGATTAACATGAAATTGGCCGTATTAGTATTTTCTCTATTCCTTATTTCAGCGTGCTCCGGAACGTTTCAAACACGGCAGCCTGTTTGTTCCGGGACGGCTCTGGTTGGTGGTCAGGAGGTATCCGTAAGTATTTACAATGTACGGAAAGTTGCAGGGCAAACTCAGTATAAAGCGGGGTATCCGTTTAACTGGCAATGGGTTGGGAAAAATAACTTTACCAGAACAACCTGCTCCTGACCCCCCCATATTCAAAATCACAAACCTCGCTCAGGCGGGGTTTTTTATTACTCAAATTCAGGAGCCAATATGTCAGCAGGCACTTTAACTCTGACGAATAATTCTGATGCTGTTACCGGGGTCGGTACCACGTTCACGACCGAGCTGGCAGCCGGTGATTTCATCGTTACGACGGTAGGCGGTATCACTTACACGCTGCCGGTGAAATCGATTGGCAGTGGCACGCAGCTCGTTTTAGTCAGCAAATATTCCGGGCCGACGCAGGCGGGCGCGGCGTGGAAGGCTGTTCCCCGTGCAGCGCAAAACCAGATAACGGCGGAGCTTGTCGCTCAAACAACCGCAGCGCTGCGTGGGCTCAACTATGACAAGCAGAACTGGCAGGCAGTATTCAGCGCCAGTGGTGACATCACTGTTATGTTGCCGGATGGTTCGACGTTCACCGGCCCGAGCTGGAAAAGCCTCATCGATATTCTGAACAACATCGATATTGATGCGGTGCAGCAGTTGGCGGACCAGGTGCGAACGGATGCACTGCAGGTGGGGTCGGATAAGCAGGCGGCAGAAGTTGCGGCGAGTTCTGCAAACTCAGATGCCAGCGCAGCTGCATCTGCGAACAGCACCGCGCAGACGGCAAAGCAGGATGCAGAAACAGCCGCCGGAACTGCGACCGATAAAGCGACTGAATCCAAAAACTCCGCAGAAGATGCGAAGACGGCGAAAGAGG